TGCCTCGCAATTCCCTGATTCATCGAACGCAGAGAAATTCAGCACTGTCAGAAAGCAAATCTCACTACTTGAACTGAAATCGAAATGGCTTGGGCTTAAAGAGATGGAGCTTAGCCTCGGGACGTTGAGGCGTTACGATTGCCACCTCACAACCACTATCGAAACAATTGGTGAGCACAGGTATATCGGCAGCCTGAACACTGAAGATATCCTTAGTGCCAGGAAGGAGCTACTGAACGGCTGGCAGAAGACCAGACATGGTCTAAATCATCCACCCAAAAAGGGAAGAAGCGTTCCTACAGTCAATAGCTATATGGCATGCCTTGGCGGGATGCTGAGCTTTGCTTTCAAAAGTGGCTACCTGAAAACCGATCTGATGGCAGGTATTACCCCTCTCGCAAAAGAAAGACCCATTCCAGATCCTCTTACTTCTGATGAGTATCAGAGAGTGGTTGCGGCCTGCCCAACGCTACAGTTTCAGAATATGGTTATCTTTGCGGTAAATACAGGCGTCAGGCATGGCGAACTAAGCGCGTTATCCTGGGAAGATGTGGATACTGTCAACTGGACTGTTACAGTGTCACGGAACTATTCCCTGAAGGGAAACTTCACCCTGCCAAAAACCAACGCCGGGATTCGAACAATACAGCTGACCCAGCCAGCAATTGATGCCCTCAAGGCGCAAATGCCACTGACCAGAATGATGGCATCCCACAAGGTAAGCGTCAGCCTACGGGAATACAAAAAAAATAGAACCGATGAATGCACCTTTATATTCTCGCCGTCCATTACTTCAATGAACGGTAAGAAGACGATGTGCTACGTCCCCGGATCCATTAATTCAGCCTGGCGCACTGCCCTGCGTCGTGCAGGCGTCCGACAAAGACGGTCTTATGAAACCAGGAACACATATGCGTGCTGGGCACTGGTCGCCGGAGCGAACCCAAATTTCGTTGCGCACCAGATGGGCCATTCGTCAGCGCAAATGCTATTCACGGTTTACGGTAAATGGATGACCGAGAATAACCATGACCAGGTGGGCATTTTGAACGCATCATTTACTCAAAATGCCCCACCGATGCCCCATAGAAAAACCGCATAACCTTAACTATCTGATTTAACATATTAATATCACTTCAATCATGATTCATCTGGATGAGCAAGGTCGGCTCTTTTGCCTTTAGCTTCCTGCCGGTAATGTTCTGTATCGCCATTCCTCTGGGTCTGGCGCGCGAAAACAAAGGCGTGGCGGCGTTTGCGGGCTTCGTTGGCTATGCGGTCATGAACCTTGCGGTTAACTTCTGGCTGACTGCCAAAGGGATCCTGCCCACGACCGACGCGGCGGTACTGAAAGCCAATAACATTCAGAGCGTGATTGGTATTCAGTCCATCGATACCGGGATCCTTGGAGCCGTGATCGCGGGGGTGATTATCTGGATGCTGCACGAGCGCTTCCACAACATCCGCCTGCCCGATGCGCTGGCCTTCTTCGGCGGGACCCGCTTTGTGCCAATCATTACGCTGGTTGTGATGGGTCTGTTTGGTCTGA